TAGCTGATAGGTGTTCTGCTATAGTTTCATGGGAGCGTTTTATTTATGAACCTTTTTCCTATCGAATGGATTTTTCAGGTGGTTATGTAGGTGATACGTATAATAGATGTCTTTTTTCTACAAATACTATGGATTCAGCTAAACAAGTTAAGATGATGCGTGAATTCGGTAATGATACTGCTGACAGAGGTCCATCGTTTCAACGCTTTCGAAAATTTATACCGCAAGGTTTGAAGTTTCTTGAAAAAGCGTTAAACGTTGATCATGAAGTCGGTAAGAATTATTTTAGATATAATCCTCGGGATATGTTGTCGTTTGTTAAAATGACCACAGGTGGAGGTATTTTTCCTATGCGTACTGGTGTAGGTAGTCATTGTGATTTTCAAACTAAGTTTCATAATTCTGGGAAAAAAGTTTTTATGTTTGAAGTTACTTTTAGGTATTTCCATGCTTGGATGGTAGGTGTTTTGACTGGTAAATATGAGCCGTTAGTAGATATAGAAGTCATAAGACAGAAACAAGAGTGGAAAAAATTTGAAGGGTGCTCGATGAAGGAGCTTTCTGATTTATATTTGAAATTAAGAGAGTTTTTTATTCCTTCTCCTACTATAAGTTATTTAGGTGAGTATTTATATAAAGGTAGGCGTTTGTTTGAAAGAGGTTCAGTTATTAGAATAGGTATTAATTTTTTTCATGGAGGAGCTTATGAGTTTGCTAAGTATTTGCATTATGATTCTGATAAGTTCTTTTGGGCTACTGGAGATGTAGAAAAGTTGGATAAACATATACAAGATATTATGTTAATGTTGTATGTTGCATCTGGTAGGCGTTATTTCGACTGGGAAAATATGGACAAAAGTAGTACAGCAGTGTTAGAGCATTTAATAAAAACTTTGATGTATCATATTAGTCATAAGTTGGTTCTACATTTAGGTTCTTTTTGGCGTTTTATGAGAGGTGTGATGTATTCAGGTGGAAAGGAAACGTCGCATGGTGATAGTTGGATTATGGCTTTTATATTCTTCTGTTATTGTGTAAGTGTGGCTCATGATAATCCATCAGCTTCTTCATTTATATATGAGTCTTTAAATATGAACTATATTGCAATTTCTGTTTATGGGGATGATCATTTGTGGGTTTGTCCTAAAATTTTGAGGTCGTTAATTAGTGCTCGAGGTTTTGCTATGTTTCTTAGTGAATGTTGTAGTATGACTTTGCGGGCTTTTGAAGAGTATGATTTTTTTTTGAGTGTGCCTAATTATGCTACAGGTGGTTTACTAAAAAAAGGTCCTTCTTTTTTGAAACGTTATTTTATTGCTAGTAAAAATAAAGATTTAGCATTAGTTTTACCTTATAAGCCAATTAATGAAACTATGATTAATCTTTTATTAAAAGAGAGTACAGCTGACGTTGTTGATTGTTTATTAAGTAGTATAGGTCAAGCTTGGGATACACAAGGTACAAATCCTTTAGCCTACAAATATGTTTCTTATTTTTATAATAAATTGACCTCTAGCTTTCCTATTCAGTATCCACGTGATGCGTTAGCTGAATATATTAAAACGCAAGACGGGAGTTTAAAATTAAATAAATTGATGAGGAGGACTCATATATCTGAAGTTGACTTGCTTTTAAGTTTTCCTTCTTTAAGTTTAATGGTAGGTAGGCATGTTTATGAACCTGATAGATGTGTTGTAGGAAGGCAAAAAGATATATTTGCTGATTGTATGGTTTTTTAAAAAAAAAAAAAAAAAAAAAAAAAAAAA